GTAAGAAGGTGAAGAGCAATGCCTAAAGGTAAGGGAACTTATGGTAGCAAGGTTGGACGTCCTCCTAAGCAGAAGCCGAGTGGAAAGAAGAAGTAATGGCTGATTTTACTCAGGCTGAGTATGAGAAGTTAAACAATGAGTTTGACGAGATTCAGCGTAAGAAGAACAACACTTTGTTTAAGAAGTTTAAGCGGAAGGTTGAGAGTCTTTACAAGAGCGAGGATCGGATGCAGGATGAGGCTGAAGAGAGGCGCAGGGGTCAACAGGTTATGGGCGCTAGGGAGCACAAGTTGTACCGGCGCATTGTTGCTATGGAGCGTCAGATGATTAGGGATGGAAACCGTGGCGGTAAATGAGGCGGGTAATTACACTAAGCCCAAGATGCGGAAGTCTTTGTTCAATAGGATAAAGGCTGCGAATGTTCAGGGCACTGCTGCTGGCAAGTGGTCAGCGAGGAAAGCGCAGTTGCTTGCCAAGAGATACAAGGCTGCGGGTGGTGGATACCGATGAAGGCTCCTCAGAAGTCATTATTAAGCTGGGGCAAGCAGAAGTGGCGCACCAAGTCTGGCAAGAAGTCTAGTGAGACTGGTGAGCGCTACTTACCTGCTAAGGCTATCGCTGCTCTTAGTGATTCTGAATATGCAGCTACAACCGCAGCTAAACGAAAGGGCAAGGCTAAGGGTAAGCAATTTGTGGCTCAACCGAAAGCAATTGCTCGGAAGGTAAGGAAGTACAGAACTTGAGCTTTACGAATACTTTAAAGCAGGAAGAGCTTACTATGCTTCGTCGCATTGTGAAGAATATTCACTTTCAATATTTTGATCAGAAGCATGGAAAGTCTTTTGTAACTGATAGAATGCTGGACAATGTGATTGAGAACATTGGTCCTGAGGCTGCTGAGAAGATGATTAAGTCTGGTGTAGATCAAGGACTGCGTTAGTGGTTGATTTCAAGTACAAGCCTGACGGTGAGCATCTTAAGTCTTTCATGCGGGATGATACTTTTTTTCGTGGCGTAAGGGGGCCTGTTGGTAGTGGTAAGAGTGTTGGGTGTTGTGTCGAGGTTTTTCGCAGGGCTTTGGAGCAGAAGAAAGCGCCAGACGGAAAGCGAAAATCCCGATGGGCAATTATACGAAATACAAACCCACAGCTACGAACTACGACTATTAAAACATGGCTTGACTGGTTCCCAGAAAACGACTGGGGAAAGTTCACATGGTCGGTCCCGTACACGCACCACATTAAAAAAGGTGAAATAGATCTTGAGGTTATCTTCTTAGCATTAGATAGACCTGAAGATGTTAAGAAACTCTTATCACTAGAGCTTACTGGAATATGGATCAACGAAGCTAGGGAAATACCTAAGTCAATTATTGATGCGTGTACAATGCGGGTGGGTCGATATCCTTCCATGCGTGATGGTGGACCTAGTTGGACTGGGGTTATTGCTGATACCAACGCGCCTGAAGAAGATCACTGGTGGCCTATTATGTCTGGTGAGGTTCCGATTCCTGATCATATACCGCGAGAGCAAGCCAAGATGTTGGTTAAGCCAGACAACTGGCGTTTCTTTACGCAACCCGCTGGAATGGTAGAAGTTAAGAACGAAGAGGGCGAGATTGATAGCTATAAGCCCAACAAGGAAGCTGAAAACACAAAGCACATGATGAAGTCTTATTACCCGAATTTAATTCAGGGTAAGACAAAAAGCTGGATTGATGTGTACGTTATGAATAGGCTTGGCTCAATTCAGGACGGGAAACCTATATATCCTATGTTTGCTTCGGATGTTCATGTTGCCAAGGAGGAGATAGCCATTGCTGCTGGCGCTCCTTTGTATGTTGGCTTGGACTTTGGATTAACTCCCGCTGCTACTTTAGGTCAAAAGATCCGTGGGCGATGGTTGGTGCAAGCTGAGATTGTTGCATTTGATATGGGCATTGTTAGGTTTGCTGAAGTTCTTAGGGAAGAGATTGCAACTCGTTTCTCAGAATGTTCCGATGTGTATATATACGGCGATCCCGCTGGTGACTTTAGAGCGCAGACTGATGAATCTACTCCCTTTCATATTCTGCGCGGCGCTGGCTTGAGGGCGTTTCCTGCACCCTCCAACTCTGTTGACCTTCGGCTTGAATCAGTTTCCTCCCAACTGAACAAGATGGTTGAAGGGAAGCCAGCGTTTTTAATTGATCGTAGATGCCAGCAATTAATCAAAGGCTTTGAGGGCGGGTATCAATACAAGCGCATGGAAGTAAGCGGTGAGCGATATGCGGATAAGCCAGACAAGAATATGTTTTCTCACATTCACGATGCGCTGCAATACATGATGCTTGGCGCTGGTGAGGGCAGAGCATTGATGAACAATCAAAAGCCAGCCCGACCTGTTGTTGCGAATAGAAACTTTGATGTGTTTAATAAGAAACCAAACAAGCAAAGAAGGCAGGGTCTTTGGGCTAGAATGTAATTGTGCGTTGCAATTATTTCTTTTCTCTGCTTTTGGGGTTTTAACAAAGGAGATAAGTTATGTGCGGTGGAAAAAGCAAACCTGACCCAAGGATTAAGGAAGAAGAAGAAAAAGCAAAGGCTGCTGCGGAGGCTGCTAAGGAAGCAGCAATTGCAGAGCAAGTTGATAAGAGGATGAAAGAGCTTGAAGCGGAGCGTGAAACACAAGCGACCGCTGCTGCTACAAAAGCTGCGCAAGTAGAAAAAGATAAGCGTCAAGCTGAGCTAGAGCGCAGTCAGGCAGAAGATCGCGCGATGAAAGCTAAAGCCGAAAAAGAAGCTAAAGAGCGTAAGAACTTACTCGATAGAGCCAAGGGTTCTTTTGTTTCTGGCTCCGAAGTAACATCATCAGGTGTAGTTGGCGAATCAGATGCCGCAACGCGTAGACGTTCTTCTCGAGGTGGTCGTGGTCGCCGTAGCTTATTAACATCTTCTGCGGGTGGCATGGGATATTTCAGTAGGTTTTTATAATGATAGTTGACCCAATCGCAAAAGAATACCTAAAGCGGTATGAGAGAGCGAAGGCAAAGCGCACTAACTTTGTTGACGTATTTGAAGAGTGCTATGAGTATGCGCTGCCGCAGCGCGAATCATTTTACTACGAGTCTTCAGGGCAAAGACGTGACGATAAGATCTTCGACGAAACTGCTGTCGTAGGTGTTCAAGAGTTTGCATCAAGGCTTCAGTCTGGTCTTGTTCCAAACTTTGCGCGATGGGCTGACTTGAATGCTGGGTCTGAAGTTCCAAAGGAGCAGCGAGATTCAGTAAACAATCAGTTAGATGAAGTAACTGAATATGTTTTTGAGGTAATTCAGAACTCTAACTTTGCTCAAGAAGTGCACGAGTCCTTTATGGACTTGGCAGTCGGGACTGGTATTCTGGTTTGCGAGGAAGGGGATGCAATCACACCCATTCGCTTTTCAGCTATCCCCCTTCCACACGTCATTCTGGACACCGGCCCCGACGATAGAATTGACCATGTGTTCCGCGAAAGAAAGAACATCAGGTTCGATCAGCTTAAGCTAATGTATCCAAAGGGAACATTTAACAATGAGCTTCTAAGCTTAATGGCAAATCAATCAGACCAAACAACAACTGTTCTTGAGATTGTTTGCCGTGATTACTCTAAGATAAATGAAGAGGCTTATTATCATTACGCGATCTGTATGACTACAAAGTCTGTATTGATGAAGCGTGAGATGAAGGGCTTGGGTTCTAATCCGTTTATATGTTTTCGGTGGGCTAAGTGCGCTGGTGAAGTCTATGGGCGCGGTCCTTTGTTTAATGCTTTATCAGCAATCAAGACAACAAACCTGACTGTTGAGTTAATCCTTGAGAATGCACAGATGGCTATCTCTGGCATTTACCAAATGGAAGATGACGGGGTAGTAAATCCCGATACTATTAATTTAGTTCCGGGCACAATCATCCCAAAGGCGATGGGTTCCGCAGGGCTGCAACCTATACAAGCAGCGGGAAGCTTTGATGTAGCTCAGTTGATTCTCAATGACATGAGAAACAATATTAAACGAGCGCTATACAATGATATGCTTGGCGATCCAAATAGAACCCCTGCATCTGCGACTGAGGTTGCGGAGCGTATGGCTGACTTATCTCGTCGGATTGGCTCTGCATTTGGAAGATTGCAAGTAGAGTTGGTTCAGCCTGTCTTGCAAAGAGTTATTCATATTCTAAAGAAGCAGGGGCGCATTGATGTGCCTATGGTGAATGGTCGTGAAGTTAAAGTTAAGTCAGTGTCGCCATTGGCGCAAGCGCAAGCCAACCAAGATATTACGTCAGTATCGCGCTTCCTTGAATTGGCTCAAGGCGCGTTTGGCCCAGAGATGATGCAGCTACTTATTAACAGTGAAGAGACTGCCGCATATCTAGCCAAGAAGTTTGGTGTGCCAGATAGTTTAATAAGAGATCCACAAGAACGCGAACAGATAGTTGCAATGATGCAGCAAATGCAGCAAACTCAGGGGCAAGCACCGCAACCAATGGAGTAATGCTTGACCCAGAAGATTAATGTAGGCGTTGATGGAATACAGCGCCCACAAAACAAAGATCGTGAGATCAGTCAAAACATAGCAACGCTGCTTGGCTCAGACACAGGCCAAGCGGTGTTGAAGTATTTGAGGTCGATTACCATTGAAATGGTACACGGACCTAATGTTACTACGGAAGAATTGCGCCACATGGAGGGCCAGCGTTATATCGTTGGCCTTTTGGAAAGTCGTATGAATCATGCACACAAGGTAAAGAATAATGGAACAAGAAACACAAGCAAGTGAAGCACCAGTAGAAGCACAGGTTGATGCAACACCAGAGGCAACACCTGATCGTCCTGAATGGCTTCCTGAAAAATTTAATGACCCAGCTGATTTGGGTAAAGCATACAAGGCTCTTGAGTCTAAGCTAGGCGAAAAGGAAGAAGATGTTCGCAATCGCTTAATGGAAGAGTTGCAAGCCCAAGCATCTGAAGGCGTTCCTGCAAGCGCTGGTGAATATGAGTTGCCAGATTTTATTGATAGTGAAGAGGCATTGCAAAGCGATATGCTTCAGAAATGGGCAGAGCACTGTCACGGAAACGGATATACCCATGAAGAGTTTCAAAAGGGTATTGAGATGTATATGAGTGGCATGGGGCCAGAGCCAGACATGGAAGCTGAAGCTGCAAAGCTAGGCGAAAACTCTACTGCTAGGATTGAGGCGGCTAACTTATTCGCAAATCAATTTTTCCCAGAAGAAGCTATCCCAGCCATTGAGCGTATGTGCGAAACATCTGAGGGCATCATTGCGCTTGAGACAATCATGTCAGCAATGAAAGACCCAAGCGTTTCAGAGCAGAACAACATCGCTGCAAACTTTAGCGAAGTTGAATTGCAAGATATGATGAAGGACGAAAGATACTGGAACCCAGCAAGGCGCGATGACAATTGGGTTAATAAAGTTAATGAGGGGTATCAGAAACTTTATGGATGAGGTTAAAATTATGCAAAGGGGGTCTTACTATCTGACTCCCTTTAACGAGGATCATGTGTATGAGTTCGTACATGTTATTCATCCAGAAAATGTTCGAGAGATATATAAGCTTGGTCATACCAGCGTTATTGATGCTCTTAAGGAAATGACTGAGATGAGCGAGGTGTACCTTGTTCGAGATGGTCAGGGAGAAATTGTTTTTGTTGGCGGGTTGTTGTTTGACCAAAAGATTCCACAAATGTTTGCAATGTTTAGCAGTAAGCTAAAAAGTAACTTTACTGTTCTAGCTCGCGGCTCAAAGATGTTAATAAACTTTTTTGATCAGTCTTACCCTTCACTTTCTATGACAATCCAAGCTGATTATGAGTCAATGCTGAACTGGGCTGCATGGCTTGGGTTTGAACCTGTTTGCACCGCTGAGTACAAAAATACACAATATGTTGAATTTGTGCGTTGCAATCCTGTAAAAAATTATGTTTCACATGAAACATCACGGCCCGTAATGCACTGAGAAGCCCAATAGGATACCTTCGTTGATGATGCCGAGCGGATACCCCGATGCCCGTAACAACAACTTAGGAACTGTAAAATGGCTAATACAATCGACCAAGCCTTTATCAAACAGTTTGAAACCGATGTGCATCTTGCTTATCAGCGCATGGGTTCCAAGCTTCGCAATACTATTCGCTCAACAAACGTGACTGGTTCTGTCGCTCGCTTCCAAAAAATTGGAGCCGGTGCTGCATCAACTAAGACACGCAATGGTGACGTTACCGCAATGGAATTGGCGCACACCAACGTTGAAGTAACCATGGCAGACTTCTACGCCGCAGAATACATCGACAAACTTGACGAGTTGAAAATCAATATCAACGAGCGTCAAGCTGTTGCTGAGTCTGCTGCTTCTGCATTGGGTCGCAAAACTGACGAGATTATCACAACAGCAATGGACGCTGGTGCTAACTCAACTCAGATTGCTGACACTACTGGTGCCTTGGCAAAAGCTGACTTGCTTTCAATCTTTGAAACATTTGGCTCTGCTGACATTCCAGAAGACGGACAGCGTTATATTGCTATGGCCCCTGCTGGTTTTGCTGACTTGTTTAACATCAACGAGTTTGCATCATCTGACTTTGTTGGTCCACAAAACTTGCCATTTGCTGGCGGCATGACAATGAAAGAGTTCTTGGGTTTCAAGATCTTCTCAACGTCTGCGGTAGCTGGTGGTAAGAACTTTGCGTACCACATGCGAGCAGTTGGCATTGGCGTAAACTCTGATGTCACGACTGAAGTAAACTATGTGCCACAAAAAGTGTCACACCTTGCGACATCAATGATGTCTATGGGTTCTGTTGTTATCGATGATAACGGCGTTTACGAAGTCTTAGACAACAACTAATGGGTCGGGGGCTTCGGCCCCCTTCTCCCCCCCCTTGGCTAGGATTCGCACTGCGATAGGGGGGTTTAACTCTAAGGATTAGACATGGCAGTATCTAGTACACACGCAAGTTCACCAATAGATGTTTGCAGTAGATCCTTAATATTGATTGGTGCGGAGCCAATTACTTCATTTGATGATGGCAACAACGAAGCATTGATTGCATCAAATATGTATGAAGATGTTGCTCGGTCTTCTTTAGTAAACTGCCGCTGGCGTTTTGCAACAAATCAAGTTGTATTAAATAGATTAAGTGAAGCTCCAACGGGGCGCTATGATGCAGCATATCAGCTTCCTAGTGGCTGGTTAATGACACACGCTGTTACTGTAAATGACACACCTATTAACTATCAAACATATGGAAACAAATTGTTTTGTGATGAAGCTGCTGCTTCTGAATTAGTATTAGATTATACATATCGGGCTGAAGAACAGGACTGGCCTTCATATTTTACTGTAGCGGTTCAGTACGAATTGGCTGCGGTGTTTGCTGTTGGGCTAGCAAGAGATCAAGCTTTAGCTGGATTAATGGCGCAGCAAGCTCAAATATTTATGATAAAAGCTCGAAACCTAGACGCGCAACAACAAACAACACGGAAGCTAAACACAAGTCGGTTTATATCAAATAGGCGTACATAATGCGAAAGATTAAAGTTCCATTAACAAACTTCCAGTTTGGTGAAGTTAGCCCCTCTTTGTATTCTAGAACCGACACTCCGATCTACAATCAATCAGCTCAACGTGTTGAAAATTTTTTCCTTAGATCTGAGGGTGGGATTGTAAAGCGTTCTGGCTTGCAGAATATTTACCAGTACGACATATCAATCGATACATCTAAGCGGCAGCAAAGTCGCTTATTGCCTTTTGTGTTTTCTGATGATGAGCAGTATATTATTTCGCTTGAGCATGAGAAAATACGCGTCTTTCAAATAAGCCCATCGACCGGTGCAGTCTCATTAATTCAAACAATTACTACAGATGTTAGCAGTGGAACTCTGCCGTTTGACCACAACTATTTGCACGAATATACATACGCTCAAGCTGGCGATGTTATGTTTCTATGCCATCCTACTTTTGTTCCGCAGCAACTTGTAAGAACAGGGCTTACTACATTTGTTGTTGAGTCATTTCAATTCGATCAGAAGTCTGATGGGACAAAGGTATATCAACCTTATTACAAGTTTCAGGGTGCTGGTGTAACTCTTGATCCGTCCTCATCTTCTGGCAATGGAATTACATTAACTACAAGCAGTCCGTACTGGGATACAAACAGCCCATCAAAACATGTAGGAACAACAGTTAGATACAACGGCAGCGAGATTGAAATTACCGGAGTGACAAGCTCCACTGTTGCAACGGGTGATGTTCTTGATGCCTTAAAGGTTACGCTTAGTCCAAACTCAATTAAAACTAATGAAGGCTCAAATGTTATTGAGGTTATACTTGCAAATCATGGCCTGTCTGTTGGCGATCTTATTGCAGTAGAAAACATTGGAACAATTGGTGGCATTTCAATAAATCAATTAAACGGAGCTAGAACAGTTCTTAAAGTTCTTAGCGATGATAAGTTTACCTTTACTGCTGGCTCTAATGCTAATGCCTCTGAGCTTGGTGGTGGTACGCCTGACATAACTACACACGCGCCTACAACAACATGGGATGAGCAATCTTATTCATCTTTGCGCGGCTTTCCTTCGGCGGTTACATTCCACGAGAATAGATTAGTATTTGGGGGAACATTAGGGCAACCAGATTCAATATGGTTTAGTAAGATTGCGTCTTATTATAACTTTGATGTTGGGGATGCTAAGGATAATGAGTCAATTCATCTCACTGCATCTGTCGGTGAGATACAGCAAATCCGTCATTTGATATCTAATCGTGACCTTCAAGTGTTTACTGCGTCTTCTGAGATGTATGTCCCAGCGTTTCAAAATCAGCCTATAACTCCAACCAATGCACAAGTTAGGCGGCAAACACCTTTTGGCTCTGGTTATGAAAGGCCGCAAGCAATTGATGGTGCAACACTATTCATTCAAAAAGGCGGTCAGATTGTTCGAGAGTATATCTACAGCGATAGCGAAGCTGCTTATGTTGCTAATCCAATATCAACAATATCATCACATTTGATTAAATCACCAATAGAGATGAACACTTTATATGGAGCTTTAAGCAGATCTGAAAGCTATGTGTTTGTTTTAAACGACGATGGAACGATGGCAGTCTTTAATTCTAACAGAGCAGAGCAACGCGCTGGTTGGGTTGAGTTTACTACCAATGGTGTATTTCACTCGACTATAACAATTGATGATCGTGTTTTTGCTAATGTTGAGTATGACTTAGGTGATGGCACAAAAAAAATTGTTCTGTGTGAGTTTGACTCTGATTTCAACACTGACATGGCTAAGAGTTATACTGGGACTGCTGGTGTGTTTAATGTGTCTTCTGACTTTAATGATGGGGCAATTGTTGAGGTTATAGATGGTAATAATTTTGTTGGTAGGTTTACTGTAGCTTCTGGCAATGTAGATGTTTCTAGCGTTGATTCTTCTTTAACCACCGTTGAGATTGGTTATAAGTTTAACGTAGAATTAACAACAAATCCCATTGATACCTCAGTTGGAAACGGGCCATTAACTGGAACGCCTAGAAGTTTAGGTAGTGTTTACCTAGATTTAAACAGCACCCTGTCATGCAGTGTAAATGGAACATCTTTAATTATTCGTAACGTAACTGATGATTTGTCATTAAGCCCACAGGCTTTTACTGGGAAAAAAGAGTTTAGATTGTTGGGTTACAATCGTGATCCACAGATTACCATTACGCAAGATGCACCATTAAACTTGCAAGTTAATGGACTAGTAGCGGAGTTAATATTCTAATGAGTTTTTTCCAAGCATTAGGAATGGGCTTAAACCTGATCGGTGGCAATCAAGCTGCTAGAGCACAGGAAGAAGAGTCCAGACAGACCGCAGAAAGAATGATTACCGACAGGATTGTTGGTGAAGCACAAGCCATTCAACAGCAGAATATGCGCTATCAACAATACTTTGATGACCTAGCAAGCAACGAAGCCACATTGCTTTTCAACAGAGACATTGACTCTAGCATGGAAGCTTTCTTTGAGGGGCAGAAGGAAGTTGCCTTTGATGATTTAGCAATTATGCAAACTCAAGCTGGGTTGGAGTCTGGTAAAAGAACGCTGCAATCTTTGGCTGAAGTTCAGCGCGGGAAGAATGAAGCTAGGGCTACAAGGATTAGAACCTATTCTAACTTTGCAACTGGTATGTCTGACTTAATGAGGACTCAATAATGGCTCAAATAATTCGTAGAGCAAGACAGCAATTTAACCAACCAATTGGTGTAGTTCGCGTAGACACTGGCGCTGCTGAAGTTGCCAATGCGTTTGCTGAAGCGGGTGAGTCAATTCGCAGACAGGCTTATCAGGTAGATGCTGAAGATGCTAAGAGGCGCGGTGAAGAAGCTGCGGCTGCTGCGCCATCCATAAAGTTAAGAGCATACAAAGATGGTCAGCCAGTAGATCTTAGTCCACCTGAAGGCTTTGGAAGAATAGCTAGGGAGTCTTATCGCGCTGTTATTGAGCGTAGATTTCTTGAAACTATGGATACTGATATTCGCCTCAAGTCAAAAGAACTTGCTGGCAAGTATGATCGCAGTCCACTTCAGTATGAAAACGCAATGCAAGCTTACTTGGATGGGCTTGCTGAAAGCACTGAGGGTCGCTTTAAACAGTTTGTTGTTGACTCTGGTAGCGCGATTAAGGAAAGCACCCATCTTGGGTTAGTAGATGAAGCTCGCACTCGTGCTCGTGCAAATGCAGCGCAACACATTGTTGCAACAAATGCTGAGTTCAATAAGCAAATTAGAATGGAATCTAGAACGGGAAGCTTTGATTCTGTTGATAAGATAATTGAAGAAAGAACACAGGCTACGCTCGAGGGCGAAGGCGCTGGGCTAAAGGTTGGATCAAGCTCTATTGTTGCTAGTGAAATGGCTGGCGCTGCTGCTGCTGAGTATCTTGTTACTCAGATGAATACATTGAGTGGCCCCAATAGAAAAAGAGTTTTAGCTGCTATTACTTCAAACTATCCGCTTCCTTCTGGTGGAGAGGCAGAGAAGGTCTTTCAAAACGTTGCAAAGTATATCGACGCAAACAACAAGACTGGGGTTGTTGCTGAGTTAAATGCTGCAATGGGAGACTTAGATGCTCTTGATGCAGCAATAAAAGCTGAAGCGGCTAAAGCTGGAATTGCATCGCGGCAAGAACAGCTCTTTGATTTAGATAGAACTGAAACAAGCATTCTTTATGATGCGGCTAGAACAGCAAATGAAGCTTTTTATACTGATGGTGAGATTTCAGTAGATATAGCTCTGTCTGGTGTTGCCAATACGTTGATGGAAGAACTCAAGCAAGTTGAGATATATAGGCGCAACAATAATCAGTTCAGTCAGACTGATTATGAGAGAGAATCAAATGAGTTAAGGAGAGCCGCTTTATCTCCCTTTATTACTAGAGCCGCTGCTGAAGGAGGCTCAGAAACATTTCGCCAAGCCCTTGTGACTAGAAGCCCAGCTGCAATGGCTAAGCTAACAGAGAATCAGCAAGACGTTATTGCTGGCATTTATAAATATGGATTATTTGATGGCTCATCTGGCGACATAGCTTTTGCAAGCCCGTTAATATCTCAGGCTTCCTCTTCAATAGAGGAGGCGCATCTAAGGCAACAAGCCGTTATTGATTTTCAAGATGGGTACAATGACCTTGTAACCAAAGGCGAAATAAATGGTTTTGATTCGATTGATATGGACGCTTACCTAAAAGATTCAAAAGGTATTGATCCAACTATAGTAGAGCAACTTAAGCAGAAATATAATTTCTTTGTTGCTAAGGAAGACTTTAGCGGAATAGCTACTGCGGCTGCTTCTATTGCGCCTGATGGTGCTGGGTCTTTAGCTGTTGATAGTATTGTTGCTTACATAAATAGCGGTGGCAAAACAGATATGAACGAAGAGGCTGCCGCGTTAATTGATGGTGCCTTAGAAGGTCTTCTACCAAGTCAGCGTGAACAGATTGAAACTCACCTTCGCAGCATTTCTTCTGGCTTAAAAAAAGAAGAAGCGGCTCAAGCGGCGGCAAAGAAAACTAGCGCAAAGATTGCTGCGTTTAAATCAGATATGCTTGATAGAGGGTCAAAGGAAGCTCAAGATATTTCTGAGGCAATAGTCTTAAGTTCTGGATTTGATATATCTAACCTAGAAACTCTTACACCAGAAATAGAACGTACCATGGCAAAAGCACTGCCTACATTTTTGGTAAACTCGCTTAAGAATATCTCTGCTGGTCAAGGGGATGCTAATGCTCAGAATTCTCTTTCTATTTACTCTAGGCTTAGAGATTATCAGATAACAATGTCTGAAGGTCTAGGGCTGCAAGCAAATAGAATTAATGCTTTGAATGACATCATTAGCGTTGATCGACAAATGATGCTTAATGAAATGCTTATTGGTATGGAGGCTGGCATTTACCCTACAGCAAATGAAGCGTCTTTCGAGGTTGCTAAACTAATGAAGACAAGCGCTTCTAAAGCTGCTGAAAATGTTTCTGCCTTTTTTAGAGACAGTAAGGGAAACTCAATATCACCAGAGAAATATGTTAGTGAGATACTCGATGACATGGACCCTTACTTAATAAAAGAATTTGGCACTATGGCTAAGCTATTAGTTGCCGGGGGCTTTGATTCTGAAAAAATTAAAGATCAATTGCTAAGCCAATATGATACCCGCTACAGAGATTCAAAGTATGTTTTTGACGGGAGTAGAGGCTTTAACAATCAAGGCCGCAGTCGTTTTGCTTTAAGTGCAGCAATGCCTGATCCCAAACGAGAATCATATTTCATTAATAAGGTTGAAAACCAGCTTCAAGATATGGGTTACACATTATTTAATCACAATGATGGCTCATCAATATCTAGCACAGATTTTTTTGAGCCTGTTGTCCTTGTTCCTTTGTTTTCTGGCGTATCACCTGCACAGCAATTATATCAAGCTTACAAAGTTATAGATGAAGGCGGCTCTAAAGTTCTTGAGGCGGTGGTATTAGATGACGGATCAATGCCAGCTTTTAATATATCTGATGAAACAAAAGAATTTGCTTCTGACTTGGAAATTACTGAAGGCAAAACTTACGAGCGATTGGAGGGGGATGCTAAGGCTCACAGATACCTTCAGGAAAATGGATTAATATCAGGAGCGCCGTTTAACTAATGTTTGATGCATCAAAGGTAGTAATGCCGCAGCTACAAGCGGATGTTGGTTTAATAGCTGAAAGAGACAAGGCAACATTTACTGAAACCCTTGGCGCTTTAATAGGTCAGTATGAGCCTGTTGTTACAAACTTTGTAGATTCTTTTGATCGTGAGATGCTTCAAGAAGACCCTGACTTTGATGTGGCAAAGGGAGTTTTTGATTTACCAGAAGAGTACCACGAATATAGCTCTGCGCTTCTCTACGCAAAAAACGATCAGCACCTAAACTATCTGGTCAATCGTGTTGATGGTATGATTGAGCGCAGACAAACAATACAAAACTCTACGGTCGGCAATGTATTGCTGGCTTCTTTCTTTGACCCAATCAATCTTATTTCTCTGCCTATTGGTGTAACAACTGGCATTGCTAAGAGCGCACTGCGTACTGGCGTTGCAACATCAGCTATTGTTGCCGGTCAAGAAGCCTTGTTTGCTACTACAGATCCAACAAAAACATTTGGTGAAGCTGCTATTGGTATTGGTACTGCTGGTATTGCTGGTGGAGCTTTAGGTGCTATTGGCGGGTTTGTTAAAGGCAAGCTCTCTGGGGATGTTGTGACCAAGGTTGCAAATGATATCGATGATGAAGTAGAGGCAATGAGTGGTCCTGCTGATCCTACGCTTGCTGAAAACTGGTGGACAGATAGCTGGGCATTTAGAATGTCTACCTCTCCACAGAAACGAAACTTACAAAACAAAAAGGTTCCGATTGCTACTAAGCAATTTCACTACGATATATCTGGTGACAATGGATCACTAACTAAAGCGCATCAAAATGGTAAAACACTAGGGCGCAGCGTACACTTAGACAAAGCAAACTATCAGGCTGAAATGCACCAGCTATACAATGATATGTTTACTGTCTTTGCTAGAGCAGACAACAAGGGCGTTACTAAGATATTTGATTATGCTTTTGATGGGGTGAAGCCCCGTCAAAAAGATATGATGAAGTTCTTTGATATTGCTTCTCGTAAAAGAATTACTAAGGCTGAGCCAGCAAACGCATATGAAGCTGAGATGATTAGTTTGCTAGATAAGTTTTATGGCAAGTGGGAAACCCGCTTAACCGAAACTGGCCTAATGGGCACAAGAACTTTCTATGAAAAGCAGCAAGAGTTTTGGGGTAAGATTATTGCTAGGCGTGAAGAGGGCCTTGAAAGACTTACACGGCGTAATGGCGTTACTAAAGTAAACAATAAGCTTACGGATTATGGCAAGAAGATAGCTGAGTTTAAAAATAAGATTGCTGAATACAAAGCTCACCTAGACGAAGTAAATGAAACTGTTGAGTTCCTAAAGGGACAGGATGGAATGAAGCCGCCTAATGAGGATGTGTTCTTTCCTCGCTATTGGAATGCTGATGCTATTAAAAAGAACAGGGACAAGCTCGTTGCAATATTAGCTGACTGGTACAAGAAGAACCCTCAGGCAATTATGTTTACACCTGAGAGTCCAATCACAAGAGTTGATCTTGATACCAGCCCTGAAGCTATTCTTCGCAGAGCTAATGAAACTGTAGATAAGATTATAAAGACTGATGATGAAGGCGCATTTGAAAACGCTTTCTTTGGCTACGGAAAGTCTAAGCACTTCATGCATCGTGCATTAGACATACCTAATGAGTTGGTCCTAGACTTTATTCACACCAATCCATTTGAAGTTTCTATGCAGTACAATGCGCGTGTTGCTCCACGCTATGCATTTGCTAAGAAGTTTGATGGACGTAGTTTTGATGAGATGCTTGATGAGCAAGTGTTTGATATGATGTTAAACACAAAGATGGATCTTGATGAGATCAATGAGGTCGCAGCTAATATCCGCACTGACTATGATCGGGTAATGAATGCAACACTTCGCAAGCCTCATACTTTTTCTCAGAAGGCCGTTCAGCGTCTTCGTGAGGTTGCTTCACTAAACTATCTTGGATCTGCTGGTATTGCTTCTATTTCTGAGTTTGGTCGCATCATGGCAGAACATGGTGTTGGTAAAACAATGAAGGGTTTAATTGCTAGGCATACAGATCAAAAGGTAAAGCTGTCGGTCAAAGAGGCTGCTAAAGCTGGTGAAGCTCTTGAGGGAAT